TCAGGACGAGCGCCTGATCTCCCACTCCGCCCCGGTGCTTGCCTCATCCGTGAGCGACTTCTCCCACAGTTCCTGGAGCCCCTTGGCGATAGCCAGTTCCATCTCGGGGGACGTGTGCGAGTACGTACCTTCCACGCCTTTCAGCTTGTGGCCCATCCGTTCCTCCACAGCGACCCTCGGGTGGCCCTGCTCGTCCAGCCAGACCTTGTGCCCATGCCGGGTGCCGTGGGGCACCATGTCCTCCACGCCTTCAACGGCAGGCAGGGCGGACTGCGCGCGTCGGCCACGGCGCTTCGGCTCCGCCTTCTGGCCGTGGAGGATCGGCTGCCAGAACCGGCCGTAGAACTGGTCGTCAACGCGCAGCGGCTTGCCGCGCTGGGATGGGAACACCAGGATCTTGTGCGTGTTCATCGCGAGCAGCTCTGACAGGAGGTCGGCCAGGAAGGGCGGCAGGATCAACGTCCGGTAGCTGCTGTATTTGGGCGGCAGCAGCGTGAAGCCCTTGGGGAGCAGCATCTGCTGCCCGGCGCGGAGGCGCGCTCCTGCTGCGAGGTCGTTGGCCTTGGCGACCTCTTCGGCCCGATCAGCGTCGGCCAGGCGGAGGGCCGCGATCGATTCCAGTGTCTCGCCACGGTTGACGATGTGCTTGGCTGACTTGCTCAGCCACTGCCCTTGCCACTGCACTCGCAGCGATCGACCGTACTCGAGGCCGAGCAGCTGCAACTGGTCCCGGCGAAGGCCGGCCACCTCGCCCATGCGGACGCCGGTGTACGCCATGGTCAGGATCATCACGTACCACTGGAAGCCCCGCAGCGCTCTGGCGTTCTCCGCGACGAGCCGGGCCTGCCTGGGGGTCGGCCACACGTACTCGTCGGCGGTGTCAACGGGGACGTGGCGGCCGCGGCGGCGCTTTGAGGCGGTGGGCATGGGGTTGAAGGGGATCAGACGTTCCTCGACGGCGTCGTCCAGGAGCATGCGCATCACGCCCTCGATGCCGTCCACGTAGTTCTTCTTGAAGCGACTCTTCAACTGGGTCTGCCAGGCCCGGTAGCTCATCGACGTGATGTCGCCGATCGGGACGTTCTCCCACTGCGGCCGGATGACCGCGTTGATGCGGCTGTCGTAGGTCTCTTCGCTCATCTCGGAGACGTCAAGTACCTTGCGCCACTCGGTAATCCACTCTCCGAACAGCTTCCGGCCGTCGCTGGGGTTGACGAACACCTTGCGCTTGACGTCGGTCTCTTGAGCGCGGCCCCAGTCGAGTGCGTCTTGCTTGGTCTCGAACCCGCTCTCCGAGTCGTACTTGCCGTTGGGGAGTTGGTACCTGACCCGCCAACTCCTGCCGCGCTTCTCTGCGTACGCCACCGCCCGCGTTCCCCTTTGGTGTCCCCGACGGCCGCGGCAGGCACCCCTGACTGCCTTGGCCTATCCGTTAGGACTGCATCATGTGACCCGCAGCGGACAGCTGAGGCAGTCACATGAGCTGCAGTCGACTCCCTGACGTGCCATCAGGGTTCGCGCCGCGCGTCTGGCTGACTCGCTCCGCGTTCCCTCAGGCGTCACTACGCACACGATTCTGCCGTTCACCCGGCCTGACCAACTGAGACATCCGGCATAGTCCGGACCGGGGTTGAAGGCTATGAACTGGTGCTGCATAGGCCCCCTCTCGTGCGGCTGGAAGACCCCCACGTGATGAGCCTTACATACCGAACGCGCGGCCGAAAGAATATGTCAGCAGCATTTATCGAACCCACCGTAACGGTTCCGTTACAGGCGAAAGGTTGTACGACTGAGATGTTTAGCCCTCATCTTCAGGTGGGACGATGCCCTGCCGCTGGAGTTCCTGGAACACCGCATCACTGAACTTCGCCATGGTGCCCGTCGGCACCTCCGGCATCGTTGCGACGATCGCGTTGTGCACCGCCTTGCGCACGCCCTCCCTACTGTCTGCGACCTCGGCGATTCGCACCCCCGCGACGATTTCGCCGGCCTCCTGCGCCTCCTCTGCACCCTCCAGTACGGCCTGGCACGCCCCCGGGGCCCAGCCGAGCGCCTTCTCGATCTTGGCGTAGGTCACATCCCGGACGGTCGCCCCGTTTTCGACGCGCATGTAGGTAGTGATCGTCAGTTCAGCGGCCTCAGCCGCTTTCGCCTTATGCCACCCAAGACTGATGCGGCGTTGTCTCACGAGCCGGGCAAGGCGTTCCCGGCTCGCGGGGTCGGTTGTAGCCATGTCGGCATTTTCTCAGGAACCCCTAGGTACCGCCAGGAACGCGTTTCGGCCTGCACGCAGCTTTAACAGTCTCTTGAGGTTCATGCGCGAAGGAACATCCAGAAACAGCTAGAAGTTACTAGTTCCTGCGATGTTACCCACAGGTAGTGCTAGCAGTTCCTAGTAGTTCCTGTTAGCTTCTGGACATGAAGGCACCCCGAGCTACCTACGAGGTGGACGGGGCGGCAATCCGCAAGATCCGCATGTCTCGCGGCCAATCGATCGCCGACCTCGCCCGCATCGCTGGTCTCACCAGCAGCTATCTGTCGCGGCTGGAAACCGGCGTCCGGCGCCGCACGCGACCCCCCACCTACCTGGCCCTGCGGGCCGCCCTGGGCCTCGCGCCCGACGACGACAGCCTCCTCGCCTCGAGCGAGACCGCCCCCGAATGAGGTGACCCAATGACCGCCACCGCCACCCCCACCGTGGAGGACTTCACCGACGTCGACGAGACCGCCAAGCGGCTCGGCATCGGTAAGCGTCGCCTGCGCGACGGCGTCAACCACTTCGGCTACCCCGCCCACCGAATGGGCCGGAAGTTGATGTTCAGCCCCCAGGACCGCGCCGAGATCGCCGCGCGCCACCGGATCCCCGGCCAGCGCAAGATGCGCGCCGTCTGAATCCAGGAGAACGGGGTCGGACGGGCCCTGCCCGGCCCGTACACGACCCCTCCGGCAGTACCTCATCCACTCGAGAAGAACGAGGTCACCGTGAGCAATCACCTTACCCACCCCGCCCCGGGCATCCCCCCGGGGACCGCCCGGCCCGTGTGGACCTTCAAGGACAAGGGCATCGTGTTCGAGCTGGACCGCCCCTGGATCGACGTCTACGGCGCCCACTGGGAGTGGACCGGCCTGGACACCGAGTCCGGCGAGCCGCTGATGCAGTGCGACACCGACCCCCCGCTGCCGTTGTCCGAGGGCTACACGACGTACGGCCCGTGGATCCCGGCCCCGCGCCAGGCCACCCCGGCCGAGAAGCTCACTGCGATCGAGACCCCACAGGACCAGCCGGCCCCCGTGGTGGCCAAGCCCGCCGAGGCCCCGACGCCCAGCATGTTCGCCGCGCTGCTCCGGCGGCTGAGGGGGCGCTCGTGAGCACCGTACACGTGAGCGCGGCCGCCGTCGCGGCTGCTGCCAGGACGTTGCAGGCGGCGCACGCCTCCTACAACGGATACGGCCGTATCCCGGGCGCCTTGTACGGGCATCTGGCCCAGGCTCTGGCCGCTGTCGGTCAGTTGGCCGGCGAGTTGGACCAGGCGGTGTCCGCGCTCGGCGCGCTGCCCGTGCCGGTCGCCGGTTCGCTGGCCGAGGAGAACGCCCGGCTTCGGGCACAGGTCGCCGAGTTGGAGGCCCAGGTTCCGTACCGCGAAGTGTGGGACAGCGGGCTGCCGCCGGGCGGCCTGGTGTGCAGCGTGTGCGGGCAGCCGGTGGAGTCCGAGCCGTGCCCCCAGCACGCGCAGCAGGGCTCGTTCCTCCGTCCCTGGTCCGCACACCTGGACGCCAAGTCGCTGGACAACTTCCTGATCGACCTCGGCCGTGCCACGGAGTGCGAGCCGCTGGACGCGGCGGTCGCGGAGATCGAAGCGACCGTTGCCCGGTGGCGGGCGTGGGCGTCAGAGCAGGAGAGGGTGCGCCGCTCGGTCGACGCGCAGTTCCCGGTCGTGGCCGCGGTCCTCGCCGACACGGACGGGGGAAGTCGATGACCGAGCAGCACGGTGGCCGTACTACCGCCGAGATCCGGCTGGGCCAGTACATGGAGCAGCGGGCCCGGTTCAGCGTCGCGACCTACGACAGCGGCAACGAGAAGGCGCTGCACGAGATCGCGCTCGCTCTGCGCGACGAGGTGGAGCGGCTGCGGGCCCGGGTCGCCGAGCTCGAGCCGTACGCGCCGATCGAGTTCGAGCTGGTGGCGCCCGCTCAGGTGCAGTGCCCGGTGTGCCACATGCACATGAACACCGGCGACCACACGCACCCGGAGGCGAGCGCGGACCCGCGCCGGGCCGCTGCGGTGGAGAGGCTGCGTGCGCTGCTGGCACGCCAGCAGGCCTCGCCCGCCATGACGGCCCGGGCGGCCGGCACCTTCCACACCATCGACCCGGACACACCGGAGGATGCGCCGGCCGCGCTGCTGGCGCAGCAGCTGCGTACGTCGCAGCCAGACGTGACCGCCACTGACGTCCGCTCCACCACCGAACTGCGCCTGACCGTACGGCCGCAGTCCATGGAGGCATGGTTGTGGTGGCTCGGGATGCTGAGCGTTGACACCCGCACCGTGACCTGCAGGGGCAGCGTAACCACCGGCCACGGCCGTCGCGGCGACGTCGCCGTGGTCTTGGTCGGCGACGGCGTGGGCGGCCTGCAGGCCGACGCCTTCTCCTACGTCCAGCCGCGCCAGGGGCAGGGGGCGGAGTCGTGATCGTGTTCCTGAGCATCACGGCCGCCATCGTCGGCCTGCTCGCCGTCCGGTGGGCCATCAACGCCGACAGCGACCGCCAGTCGCCGGCGCCCCGCCCGGCGCCGGTGGACCCGCCGTCCGGTTCCCTGGTGATCCGCCACCCCTCCCACGCCGCGACCCGCGCCTACCTGGCCGCTCACCCGCTGCCCGGACAGCAGGACGGGGGCAGGTCGTGAACACTCCCCAGGCGGACCGGCGCGCGTACCTGCTCGGCGCGCTGCGCGAGTCGGGCATGCGCATCGAGGACGCGCACCAGCTGATGGACGACTACGACGCGACCGAGCGCGCCGAAGCGCTGCGCCAGGTCCCGCGCCGGGTCGACGCCACCGAGCCGCTGACGGCGTACGGGCGGCTGCTGGCGGCGCTCGTGGTGTCGCCGGAGGTCCGGCCCGGGCAGGCCCCGGCCTTGATCGCCGACCGTGACGCCGATGTCCTCGCCCAAGCCGCCGCGCGGCTGCGCGGGTTCATCGACCACGGGTTCACCGACCCCGCAACGCTCCTCGACGCCGTCCGCGCCTACTCCAGCGACCTCACGGGGAAGGACACCCGCTCGGCGGGCGAGTCCACCCCGGTGGTCGTGCGGCGTGTCGACTGCGTCCTCGAGCCCGCCCGGGGGGACGGCGAGAGCGAGACGACCGTGGGCTGTATCGCCGAGGACGGCCGGCCCGTCGCTCTCCTTCTCGACGACGCCACCCGCGCCAAGCTCGCCGACTGGCTGCGCCTGGCCGGTCACGACCTACGCGCCGAGCGCCTGGACATCCTCCGCCGCGCGGTCAAGTCCTGGCAGGGCGAGTGGACCCCCGTCCGTGCGCGCCGCCTGTACCAGGCGCACGGGATCGACGTCGGCGCGAACGTCGCGCGCCGAGACCTGCGGCTCCTGGGCCGCCAGGGCCTGCTCGTCGTCAACGACCGCGACCCGCACCACCGCGCCTACCGCCTCAACACCTGGAAGGACTCCCGCCGATGAGCAGCACTCGTGAGCAGTACGTGACCGGCCTGCGTGATCTGGCCGACTGGCTGGAAGCCAACCCGGACGTGGGCGTCTCCATGAGCGGGGACCGTCTCCTGTACCCGCTGCACAGCAATGCGGCGGTGGAGGCCTTCGCCGAGCAGGTCGGCCGGGAGGTCACCGTCGACGAGGGCGGCAACGCCTCGGTGGCCGTGGTCTTCGGGCCGATCGTCTACCACGCCTACGGCTACGCCGATTTCGACGAGCACTGCGCCCGCGTGGACGAGCGGCAGGCGCGGTCGTGGGCCGAGAGCCACGGCCTGGCCCTCATGCCCAAGCCGGACGACGAGGCGGCATGACGATGCAGGTGGAGATCGAGCACGGCACGCCCAAGGGGTACAGCCAGCACCGGTACTACAAGGAGCTGCCCCCCTGTGCCCGGTGCCGCAAGGCGCACAGCGAGAAGGCGAGCGCGGACGCCAAGCGCCGTGCCGAGGAGCGGGCGCAGCGGTGGAACGGCGGCCTGGTCGGTAAGGGCCGGGTCGGCCGGGCGGTGGCGGTCGGGCGGGACTGCCCGGCCGCCGGGTGCGGCTCGCTGGCCAACGAGCCCCGGCCCGCCGCGGGCATGGTGCGCGTGAGCGTGTCCGGCTCGAGGGAACCGGCCCGCTGGTACTGCGCGGGCGGGTGCGCCGGGTACGGGCAGGCTCTGGCTGAGATCCGCGCCATCGGCGGTGGCCAGTGATGCCGGAGGACTGGATCGGGTACGCCGCCTTGCTGATCGTGGTCTCCGGGCTCGGCACACTGGTGATGGGCGTGGCCTGTGTCGTCCTGGCCGTGGTGCGTGGCGGCCGCCGCTTGTTCGGCGGCCGCCGCGCCCGGGCCACCCAGCCCGAGGCCGCCACGCCGACGCCCGCACCCGTGCCGTACATCTACCGGGCCTGTCACACCCCGGTGTGCGGCCACATGCACACCCGGCACTACCCGGCCGGCCCCGGCCAGTGGGTGTGCGGCGGGTGCCACGCGACCGTGGCCGAGGTGTGAGCGGCTCGAAGGGCCCGTGCGAGGACGTCGCACAGCCGCACGGGCTCACCTACGCCCGCCTCTACTTCACGGGCCGCAAATGCGACAAGCACTCGCCCAACGCCTGGGCCGGGCGGCCGGAGACGCCGCCCGGCCCGGGCTGGCCGCCCGGCGCCTACCTCTACCTCACCCCCGACACCGACCCCGTTCCCGAGGAGCAGGAGCACGACCATGACGACCACCCCGACCCGGCCGCGCCCGACGCCGCTGGACCTGGCGAACGCGGCCGCCGACCGCGCCCTGACCCGCGGGGCCGTGGTCACGGATGAGCCGTTCCGGCTGCTGTGGGAGAAGGGGATCCTGCGCTCACCGCTGATCCCCCACCACCGGCTGGTCGCACTCGCGCTCGCCAGCCGCGCCGACTACGCCACCGGCCGCATCCCCGCCGACCGGCAGCCGTTCCTCGACGGACTGGTGGCCGACACCCAGCTCAACCGCGGCCAGGTGGCCGTCGCGCTGAACGTGCTCCTCCAGCGCGGCTGGGTCCGGCGCGCTGCCAAGGACCGCTACCGGGCCTACGAGAGCGCCCGGCTCCGCCTCACCATCCCCGCGCTGCTGCTCAAAGGCATGCGCCGCTCCTCCTGACGACGAACGGACACACCGTGAAGACCAAGACCCTGCACTGGACCGACTCCCTGACCGACAGCGTGTACGCCCTGTGGGAGACGGCCACCGAGTACCGCACCGCATACCTGCACGCCTACCTCGCCCGCCACAACGCGGAGTTCGACCGCCGCCGCATCCACGACGGCGTCATCGGCATCTGCAGGCGGCTGAACGACCGCGGCGACACCCGCCACCACCGCCGTGCCCCTCACTTCCACGCCCTGTCCCTGATCAGCGACGCCTACCGGCGCGCCGAGCGGGAGCTGCAGCAGCGGTACGAGGACGCCGCCCTGCTGTACGCCTCCGGCGCGGCCTGGGCCATCGCCAGCGTCCAGCGCAGCGAGACCCCGCCGGTGGTGGAGTTCACCGAGGCTGACGGGCAGCTGGCCCACCACGGTCTGGAGATCAGCGGCCTGGACCGCTACGCCGGAGCGCACGCACTGCGGGTCGCGTACCAGGACCTGGCGGTGAAGCTCGGCGCGGCCGGCTACGCCGAGGACCTGGCCGCCCGCGAGTACCTCGCCGACCACGAGGCCGGCGAACTGCACGCCGCCCTCGACGACGCCGCCGGTATCGCCGATGCCGCCTACGCCTACGGCCAGCTCGCCCACAAGGCCCTGCACTTCGTGCTGCTCGAGCCGATCCGGGACCGCGAGCGCCAGCTGGCCCTCGCCCGCGCCCTGCGCGCCGCCTCCGACAACTGACCGATCTTCCGTTTGGAGTTGACCCCGATGTCCGCCGTGCCGCGACGAGCAGCAGCAGCTGCTCCGTGCCAGGAGCCGCCCAGCGCGGCCACCCAGGCACACCCGCGCGCCGGCGGACAGCGGGTCCGCGTCCCCCTGCGCCTGGTCGTAGGTGCTCAGTACGCCGATGCGGCCCTGAGCGTCTACGTCAAGATCGCAGCACTCGCCCAGCGCGCCGAAGGCTGTACCGCCCGCGTGGAGACAATCGCCGGGTACCTCGGCATGTCCAAGTCGGCTGTTGAGCGGGCTCTGAAGCAGTTGCGCAACCCCGACCCCATCGACGGCCTGGTGGAGGTGCCGACCCTACGGCGCACCCTTCCCGGCGGCCGCGGCCAGTCCGCCCTGCGCACCGTACGGCCCGCCGAACCGGACGAGCTGTTCGTGTGGATCCCGGTGCGCGCCGCCGAGGCCCTGACCCCGCGCCTGCTGCGCCTGTACGCGCTGATCGCGTACGCGGTCGCCCGGTCCATCCCGGTGTCGGCCGCCGACCTCGGCGAGCTGCTGCGCCACCAGACCGGCAAACAGGCCGGCGAGCACCTCGGCGAGCGCCAGGCCCGCCGCCTGGTCGACGAGCTGGGCGCGCTCGGCTGGATCACCGTGGACCACCGGGCCGGTCACCAGGGCCGCCACGCCTACACCGTCCACCGTCACCCGCTGCTGGCCGGTGCGGACATCCATGACGGATCCGGTCCGGACTCCTCTGACGGATCCCTCACGTCTAGGGAAGACCCCAGGACTGACCGACCTGCGATGAGGCGCCGGGGTGATCTTTCCCTCCGCCGTAGGCGTCTACCGCAAGTAGCGCGAGGCCCTGTGGAAAACCGCGCTCCGGCGACCTTCCGCCCGGCGGTGGGCCGGGCCACAGACGGCGGCAGCAGCCGGAGGCCGCTGGACGGATCCGGTCCGACGCTGTCCGCCCGAGCGTGGGCGGTACTCGAGCCCGTACGGCACCTGCTCGCCGACGCCACGCTGACGTCGTGGGCGGTCGGCCGGATCGAGACCGAGATCAGTCGGCAGCTCGCCGCCGGGGTCGGCATGGAGCGGATCACCACCCGCCTCACCCGCCGCTACGCCGGGCTCACCGGCGAGGTCCGCGACGGCGCCCGCTGGATCATCGGCGTAGGTCTACCCCGCGACGGCCTCAACCGGCCCAACGCCTGCGCCCTGGACGTCTGCGAGGACGGCACCATCTGGCACACCGGCCAGCCCTGCGGCGTGTGTGCCGACCTCGCCGCCGCGGCCGCCGCCCGCACCGCCGAGGGCCTACCGCCCCCGCCCCCGCCGGCTCCGCCCCCGCCCGTGCCCGCTGAGGACTGGATCCCGGTACCGCGCCCGGTCCCGGACGGGGCCACACCACCGGAGCTGACCCGGGCGCAGCGCGCGGCCCTGCGCGAGGCCGCCACCACCGCCGACGTGCTGGCCGCCGTCACGGCGTACGGACGCGCGGCCGCCGGGCGGCTGTACGGCCTGCGCCTGGTCAGCGAGGCCCTGAACCACTTGGACGAATACCACCCCGAAGGAGCGCCCCATGCCGCCTCTCAGTGACCACGACGTCATCCCCTGCCCGACCTGCGGCGCCCGGATCCGGTGGACCGTCACCGCCGCCGGAAAGGGCCTGGCCGTCAACGCCGACCCCGACCCGGCCGGCAACACCGCCGTGTACGCCGACGTCACCGGCCGGTTGCGCTCACGCGGGCTGACGAAGGAGCGGCCGACCCTCGAACACGCCGAATGGCGCGCCGTGCCACACATCGCCACCTGCACCGCCCCCAGGCCGCGCACCGGGCGCAGCAACGGCGGCGCCGCGCGGCAGCGGGCAGGGGTCCGGCCGGTGCGCTGGCAAGGGTGGCAGCGGTGAGCACCGCCTGGGAGCGGCTGATGTCCGAGGCCATCCCCACCGGCACCTTTGGCGACGCCCAACCGTCCCAGCACCGCGCCCAGTCCGGCTCACGCCCCTGGACCACCCAGGAGCAGCTCGACCACCGCCACGCCCTCGATGAGGCCCTCGACGGCTGGGAGTACGCCGGAGAAACCCGCACCCCGCACACCACCCGCCACCTCCGCCCCGTCCCCGAAACCCCCGCCGCCTGACCGCCGAAGGAGCGCCCCGTGGTCATCCGCTGCCTGTCCTGCCGAGCCCCCCGCAACCCGCGCACGTACCTGTGCCGGTCGTGCTGGTACCAGCTGCCGGTAACCACCCGCGTCCGCCTCACCCGGCCCGACAGCTACGCCCTGGCCCGGCTGCGGGAGCTGAACGGCCAGCTGACCGCCGGCGTGCCGCTCGGCGAGATCGAGGTGGCCGCGTGATCACCCCGTACGCCCGCATCGCCGGGCTCACCGCCACCGCGCTCACGCTGGCCGCCCTGGCCGTGCTGTACGCCCGGGCCGACGTCGGACCCATGGCGGCCGGCCACACCGCGGCCGCCCTGGTCGTCGCTGAGGCCGCCCGCTACGCCTACCGCACCGCCGCCCAGGAACGTGCGGCCGCCATCGCAGCCGAGCGGCGCGCCCGCGCGCACCTCTCCACCGACCGGATCCTGGCCGATCGCATCAGCCTCGGCTGGGCCGACCTCGAGGACACCTGCTGCCTCGAGCACTGGGCCAGCCGCGGCACCGCCCACGAACCAAGCTGCATGCACTGGAAGGAACCGACCCCATGACCGAGCCCCAGCACCCCACCGACACCTGCCGTCCCGTGGAGATCGACGGTGAGCTGATCCGTGTACGCATCAGCGGTGATCTGAGCGACGAGTCGCGGGCCGCCCTCGCGGAGATCATCCGGGCAGCCAAGCGCAAGTTCGCCGCCGAGCACCCGCCCTGGCACACCGCCGACACCATCACCAGCGACGCACTCGACGTCCTGTACGCGCGAGCGGAGCACGCCGACAGCGTCACCGCTCAGGCCAAACGTCTACTCACCAGGCGCACCGAGACGCTGCGTGAGCGCGCCGAGCGCGCCGAGGCCGCTCTCGCAGCAGCCAACGCCCGTGCCGACAAGCTCAGCGCCACGCTCTGCGACGTGCTCAGCCACCTGGTCCACCCAGGCCACCCCGGCGAACCCTGCCTGCGGACCGGATGGATCAGCGTCAAGACCGTCGACCGCTGGCGTGCCGCCCTCACCTGGACGGATCCGAGCTGGCAGTGCCCCAACTGCGGTGGGCTCGTCCCCCACAGCCAGCAGGACGTCCACCTCCGCAGCGAGGCCGAGGCCGCCCTCGACCGCGTGCGCGACGCCGCCACCCTCCGCCGACAGGGACTCATCAGCCAGCTGGAGCTGTACGCGGTAATCGACGCCGCCCTCGAGGAGCCCGGCCAGCCTGAGCCCGAGCCGGACAGCAACGACGGCCACGACTGGGAAAGCCGCCGCGACCCGTGGATCTGTGGCCACTGCCAGATGTCGCACCCCAAATGGGTGCTCAGCCAGAACCGTGAGCCCTGCCCCGGACCGGCCACCCCGAGCGCCGCCCTCGACGAGCCCAAGGAGCCCACGACGTGAACTGTCCGACCTGCCGAAGCGGCCTCGATGACGCTGATGCCTGCCCGGCCTGCACACACCGCGTCCTCGGCTGGCTCGCCGAACTCCCGCTCCTGGTGCCGCTCCTCGAGGACCTGATGCACCCGACGGCCGGCCCGGCCCGGCGCGGCGGCGGTGGCCGCGCACACTCCCCGGCCCCTGTCGACCTGCGAGTCCTGGACCTCCTCGGCCCCGGGCAGCCGGTCCTCATCGCCGACCCGCACGGCGACCAAACCGGCGGCATCCCGCTCACCGCCCTGCTGTACGGGTGGGCCCGCTACATCGCCACCGAGCACCCGGCCGTACGGCGCGACCGGCACGGTACCGCGCACATCGACCGGTGCGACAGCGCCTGGTCCCGCCACGGCGGGGACGTCGCCGCCTGGTGCGCCTGGCTCACCGGCTACGTCCCGTACGCCATGACCCGCCCGTGGGCTCCCGAGATGTACGACCAGCTCGAGGACGCCGTACGCCGCGCCCGGTCCCTGACCGGCACCGTGGTCCGCCGCACCCCCAAGGACGCCCCCTGTCCGGCCTGTACGGCGTTCGCGCTCGTCGCGATCGATGGGGAGTGGCATGTGGAGTGCGAGGCGTGCGGCCACCGGCTCACTCCTGACGAGTACGACGCGCACCGCGCCGAGGTTATGCCCGCTCTGGCGGCCATCGCGCTGCACCACCTCCTGCCGCGCATGAGCGCGGCGTGACAGCGCGAAGCCCCCGCCCGCTGGGCGGGGGCCCGCAGACGCGCGGCTTACTCGTCCGAGGCCGGCGGCTTGCCCTTCAGGTCAGTGCGCCAGCCAGGCCGAGTTACCCGGTTCCTGAAGTACGGGGCGGCCAGCCGGTAGTCGACGGCGTTCGTCTTGCCGACCCTCATCACCGGGGGGAAGGCCGGGTCCTCCCGGGAGATCTTCGACAGCCGCTGATGCGAGATCGTCTCCACGATCCCGTCAGCAACGAGTCTCCGCGCGAGCTCGCGGAACGACACCATGTCCGGCCCTCCTTCGGCTTCGGCCATGGGCACCATCCTGTCTGACCCTGTTGCCATGTGGCAACAGGGTCGGTACGTTGATTCCGGCAACAAGGAACGGCCCCGGTCGGGCTTCCACACACCGACCGGGGCCAGCCATCAACCTGCGCAACCAGGAGATGACCATGCCCGAGCGTACCTACCCGTCCCAGGCCGAAGAAGGTCTGCGCCGCGCCGCCACCGCCGTCCCCCGCCAGGACGTCAGCGACACGCTCCTGGCCATCGCGGACCGCCTGACCGACGTCCGCCCCGACGGCCCCATGCGCGAGCCGCTGCGCATGGCCCTGGCCTTGCGCTTCTCCCAGGCCCACTACGGCGTCGGCGAGGGCACCGAGGCCCTCGAACGCGCCGTCCTGGCCCTCATGCCGCGCATCACCCGCCCGATCACCCGCGGCGAGTACGGGCTGATCCTGCACCGCGCCGCCCGCTGACCACCCCGGCCGGCCGGGCCCCGGACCACCCCCGCCGAGGCCCGGCCACCCTCACGCTCCAAGGAGCCACCCCGTGACCGCTGACCAGCTCACCCGGTGGGCTGTCGAACACCCCTGGCCGACCGCCACCGCAGCCGCCACCGTCCTACTCATCACCGCCGCCGCTACCTGGAGTGCGGTGCGCGCCGTCCGCAGCGCTACCTCCGGCGCGGTCGTTGTCGCCGCCGCCGGTGCACTGGTGTGTACCGCCTACTCGGCGGACACCAGCTGGCGGTTCGCCGGCAACTGGCTCGGCATGACGGACACGACCGAGCGGGCCGTGATGTTCGCGGCCGCCGAGGTCGCCCTGCTCGCCTGCGGCATCATGGCCCGCGCCAACAAGGCCGCCACCGCTACCGACACCGAGGCAGGCACGCCCGGGGTGCCCGGGGTGCTCGTCTGGGTCATCACCGGCGTGCAGATCATCCCGTGCTACGCCGAGTCCGGCCTGATCGGCGGCACCGTCCGCGCGGTCATCGGCCCCGTGATGGCCGGTCTGCTCTGGCACCTCGCCATGGGCCTGGAAATCCGGGTAGCACGCCCAGCCGCCCTGTCCACCGGCCTACCCGCCCTCATCGGCCGCGAGCTGCGTGAACGGCTCCTGTCCTACCTGGGGCTGGCGACCCGGGACCGTACCGCGGAGCAGATCACCCGCGACCGGGCCACCGCCCGCGCCGTACGCCTCGGAGCCCGCCGCCGCCTCGGCCCCTGGGGACGCGCCCGCCTCGCCGCCGCCGTCTCCCGCGCCCAGGCCGGCACCAACGCCACCCAGCGGCACCGGCTCCTGCAGGACCTCGCCGCGCGCCGTACCTCCGGCGAGCTGCGCACCATGGCCCTACCTTCCCCGTGGGTAGTCGACTTGGTACCCGAGCCCTACCCGGCTACCCCGCTCGGCGTGACCGGCGCCCAACTCCGGGCCATGGACCCGCTCGCCGCCGTGCGCCAGGTGCACGCGGCGCGCCCGGGTGCTACCCCGGCCGAACTCGCCGCGCTGCTCACCGAGTACGGGGTACCCGTCTCCGAGGCCCAGGTACGGGTAGCTACCCGAGCGGGCAACCCGCCTGCCGCGCCCCGCGCGCCCCATCCGGTCGCGGCGCCCGCCGAGCGCCCCGAACTCGCCGCCGTACCCGATCCGCTACCCGGCGCGGACGCCGAGGTACCCGGCTCTGGCCTGCACCTCTACCTCGCCCCGATGCCCGAGGTACACCCTGAGGTAGCCGCACCCGCGCCCGTGTCGGCCGCGCGGGTAGACCGGCCGCGCCGCGTGCACGCACAGGTACCCCTGCCCGACTGGGCGCGCTGGATGACCCCGCGGCCGCCGGACCACGGCGAGCAGGCCGACCCGCCCGCTACCTCCCACGACCCCACCGACAATCCGGAGCCGCTACCCGGCGACCCGGCAGGTAGCGACCCCCTACTCGACAGGGCCCGCAAGGTGAACGCCGCCTACCTCGACCTGCACGGCCGCCCGGCACCCGTCGCCGTCCTCAAGTCCATGCTGCGCATCGGCCAGGACAAGGCCCAGCAGCTGCGCGACCAACTGCAGCCGGACCGGAGGACCGCGTGATGCCCCTCACCCTGATCGGGTTCGGCACGGCCGCCATGGTCGCCGGCCTGGCGCTCGTCGTCCTCGCCCCGCGCACCGTCCGGGCCGAGTACGCGGTGCCCGCCGTGAAGACCGTCGCGCTCGTCACCGCCGCTGCGGCCGCCGTCGCCGCCCTCTTCCACCTCTAAGGACCCCTCCATGCCGTACATGGCCATCAACTTGGGCGGCGTCGCCATCGGCGTCGGCATCGTCGTCGTCTTCCTCATCCGCTGGCACCTCCGCGAGAAAAGGAGGTTCGGCGCCCTGGTGCCGTTCGTACTCTCCCTGCTGTACGGGATGCTCCTCGCCCTGGCCGCACTCGGCGCCTGGTCGCTCCTCGGAATGACCACCTGGGTCGCCCTGTGGGCCGGGAATGTCGCCGGATACGTCGGCCTCGTCTTTGGCGTCGGCGGCACCGCGCCGGACGTCACCCGCGCACAGCAACTCGCCCTGACGCCCGGCGGTTACGTGATCGTCTTCCTGATCACCATCGCACTCGCCGCATTCCTCTACTGGGGGCCCCGCACGTCCACACTCAAGATCGTCTTTGGGTGTTTGGCCGGGATCCTCATGGCCCTGTCCGGCAACGTCGCCGGGGTCGCGGCCATCCCGCTCGGCAGCGGCGTGAACCTCGCCGGCTCGGCGTTCACCGGGGTCTTCGGATGAGCGAGATCGAGCAGCCGACCGAGCCGGAGCCCAGCGGCGAGCCGGACGAGCCCAGGGGAGTGAGCGAGCGCACCGCCCGCCTGATCCTGTGCGTCGTCGCGGCGCTCGCTGTGTGGGGGATCGTCGCCGTCTTCCCGTGGATCGCGTACATCGCCCTCGGCGTCCTGCTGTGCCTCGGCTGGCAGCGCGGCCACGCCCGCTGGACCGCCCGTCAAGACGCCCAGGCCGAGGACAAGACCCCGGAGGAACCCGAACCCGAGAAGGACATGGGCACGGCGCTGCGGCATCTCGTCGGCGACGACAACGGCGTCCTGCTCACCGGGCTCCGCGACTACCTCAAACTGCCCGACACCCGCACCGTGCGGAACCTCCTGCACGCGTCCGGCATCCGGGTCCGTGAAGGCGTGCGTACGAGCGGCGGGAATGGGCCGGGGGTCCACCAGGACGACATCCCGCCCGCCCCTCCCCTCACCGACGGCGCGCCCGGGGACGGTTGTTGTTGCAGGTCAGACACCAACGCCAACACCAACAACAAGCACCCGACCAGCCGCCGAGAGGGGTTGCGTGTAGAGGCCATCGGACAAGCGGGGGCAGTCGTTCACGACGTCTCCGAGGGTCGCCGCCACCACGCGGTGCGCACCCGCTGAAGCCCCGGGGCGGCCGCATCCGCCAAGACACCGGCCGCCCCGGTTCCCATCCCACACGAGAGACAGGACCGCCATCATGGCACCGCTGAAGAAGACCATGCCGACCCGCGACCCGAAGCAGGCCGTCCCCGAGAACCCCCACAGCAACCAGTACTCCGCGATCACTGGCGGCTACACCAACCGCGAAGAGAAGCCTGTGCCGGGCGCCCCGAAGAAGGGATGATGGCGGCATGACCGAGCGCTTCCGCTACAGCGGGCCAGCGACCATCGGCGGCATCAACTACCCCTCCGTGACGCTGACCGAGGAACCGCCCGAAGCCGGGGTCCGCTACTGGACTGGTGCGACATCCTTCCCGGCCGCCAGCGCGCCCGAGGGCTTCTCCGCCGACTGCGGGGCCCATGGCCCCGTCCGGGTGGTGCTGCCCGACGGCCGCACCGGCATGGCCTACCTCGACGTCCGCCGCGAAGGCACCGACTGGACACTGCGCCGCACAGGGGCCGGCGCCGCTCCGATGTAGGCGCCCCGCCCCCGCGAGACCGGCCCCGCCGCGCACGCCCCCGTCACGGCGGGGCCAACCCACACGACTGGACAAGATCGCGACTTAGCGTCACACTGCTGCCAGCAGCACACGTGTGCCCATCGAGCCCCTGCCCCACCAGGCGGGGGCTTTCGCGTTACCCAGGAAGGAGCCCCATGGCCACCACCTGGCTCACCACCGCCGAGGCCGCCGCCCACGCCGACCGCGCCCGCCAGCTCATCACCGCCGGCGCCGCCCGCATCCGGCCCGCCACCATCCGACAGTGGGCCACCCGCGGCCACCTCCAAGCCGCCGGCCTCGACGAGGACAACCGCCCCCTGTACCGCCTCGCCGACGTCGCCCGCGCCGAACTCGCCACCCGCGCCCGCGCGCTGCGCCTGGTCGGCATCACCTCACCGAGCCCGAACTGACATGGCCGGTCGCGCCGACCTCACCTCGTACGCCTACCGCAAGGCCCGCGCCCGCGTCCTGGCCGAGTCCGACGTCTGCATCATGTGCGGCCACGGCCAGGCCGACGCCACCGACCACGTCATCCCCGTGAGCAAGGGCGGCGCCCAGACCGACCCCGACAACCTCGCCCCGATCCACGGCGTCGACGGCTGCCCGGTCTGCGGACGCAAGTGCAACAACGACAAGGGCAACAAGTCCCTGGCCGAGCTCACCCGCCTGGTCACCTCCCGCGACTGGTACGCCGGACCGTAGAGAGGACACACCGTGGTGGACGTCAGCAGCATCACCTACCTGGAGATCGACGGCCAGGACATGACCGACTACATCCAGACCAAGCCCACCTCCTGGACCAAGAGACACCAACTGCACGTCCGCCACCAGGTCGAGTCCCGGCCCGGGCCAGCCGAACCCGACGGCACCCAGTGGATCGAGCACCGCGCGACCGGCATGGTGCACCTGCTGTGCAACTGCGGCTACACCTCCGGCTGGATCCCCGTACAGGAACTGCCCAGCATGGGGGAGCTCCTCGACCGCCACGGCGTGGCTACGACGTAGGGAGGGCGCGCGATGCCGAACGCCATCTACCGCTACGAGATCCCCGTGGACGACCAGTGGCACGAGCTGGAGCTGACCGGCGCCGTCCTGCACACCGCCGCCCGCACGCCCGACGTGGTCGAGCTCTGGGCCCTGCACACCACCAGCCCCACGCCTCGCCGTAGCTTCCGCGTGTTCGGCACCGGCCAGCCCCTGCCGGCCGAGCCGCTGCGCCACGTCGGCACCGCCCTCACCGCGCATGGTGCCCTGGTGTGGCACGTGATGGAGCGCGTGTGACCTGCATCAACGTCCGCTATCCCGCGAGCTCGCTGACCGGCCAGGCCCGGGCGCGCCCCGGTTTTTAGCGGTGATCATCCTCCCAGCCCCGCGCCCAGCTTTTTTATTTCTCTCCCTGGCCCCTCCCAGGGGCCGCCATGATCGCGGGTCGGCCTTCGGCATATAGGGGAGGCGATGATGGCGGCTCGCCCCCTCGAGATTGGCGAGGCTGGCGCACGGGTGGCGGCCCAGGTCGCCGCCTGCCGCCAACGCCGCGGCTGGGATCAGCAGACCCTCGCCGCGCGGGTGTCTGAGTCCGGCCGCCCCATGAGCACCTCCGTCCTCGGCAAGATCGAGGCGAGCGCCCGACGGGTGGACGTCGACGACCTGGTGGCGATCGCTGCCGCCCTCGGTGTCCGGCCGGCCCGCCTGCTGACCGACACCGACCAGGACCAGGAGGACCCCGACCCGTTCGCCGAGGCATCCGCGCCCGGCATGGTGCGGCGGCGCGTGCTGGAGGACATCGACGCGCTCGGTCCCCTCGAGGACCTGGACCCCACGGCGCCGACCCTGGCCGCGGTAGCGGTGCGGCTGGCGCAGGAGATCGACGCGCCCGCCTCGCTCGGCAACAGCCTGCACGCCCTGGCCAAGGAACTGCGTGCGGTCCTGGCCGAGCTGCGGGGCCTGGCGCCCAAGGAGCCGCACGATGACGACGACCTCGGTGACCTGGCGTCCCCCGACTGAGTTCGTCGATCAGTGCCGCGAGCTGTACGGGCTGAACTGCCCGCCGATGTGGGGCACCCCGCGCCGCCCCGAACTGCCCACCCTGGGCGGCAAGGTCGCCAAGGTCATGGAGCGGCTCGGGTACACGCCGATGCCGTGGCAGCGATACGTGTGGGACGTCGCCCTCGAACTCGACCCGGCTACGGGGATGTTCTGGCACCGCAATGTCGGGCTGTCCGTACCGCGCCAGCAGGGCAAGACTCAGGGCATCCTCGCGGTCAAGGTCCATCGCGCCAGCGCGTGGAAGCGGCAGCGGATCATCTACGCCGCCCAGACGCGGTCGATGGCGCGGGAGCGGTGGGAAGACGAGTTCTGGGTCACCATCGAGGCCTCGCGTCTGGCGCGCCGATTCCACATCCGGAAGAACAACGGCCACGAAGCGATCATCAACCGGTCCACCCGGTCGCGGATCGGCATCACGTCCAACACCGAGAAGGCTGGCCACGGGCCGCCGCTCGACCTGGGCGTGATCGACGAGGCGTTCGCGCACGAGGACGACCGGCTTGAGCAGGCTTTCAGCCCCGCCATGCTGACCCGGCCCATGGCGCAGCTGTGGTGGGCGTCCGCCGGCGGCACCGAGAAGTCTGTCTTCCTCAACAAGAAGCGGAAGGCCGGACGGGAGTTGATCGAGGAGCTGTGGAAGACCGGGGTGCACCCGCGTACGGCGTACTTCGAGTGGTTCGCTCCGGACGACCTGCCCCGGGATGATCCGGCGACCTGGTGGGCGACGCTGCCCGCCCTCGGGCACACGGTGACCGAGGACACGATCCGCGCCGAGCTCGAAACGCTGGACCCGGCCGAGTTCGACCGGGCCTACCTCAACCGGACCCGCAAGGCCGCGCCGCCGGTCGACCCGAACGTGCCCAAGGCGTCGTGGCCGGGCCTGGTTGATAAGGAGTCCCGGCCGAGTGGGCCGATGGCGCTGGCCGTCGATGTCTCCCAGGACCGGGCCCATGCCTCGATCGGCGTGGCGATCCGTCGGCCTGATGGGCGGGTGCACCTGGAGCTGGTCGACCGGCGCGCCGGTACGGACTGGGTGGTGCCTGCCGTGGTGCGGCTCAAGAGGCTGTGGAATCCGCTGGTGGTCGCCATCGGCTCCTCGAGCACCCCGGCCGGATCGCTCATCGACGACCTGGTGGCCGCCGGTATCACCGTGCCCGAGGCCAAGGAGAAGAAGGCCCCGCACCGCGGGCACCTGGTGGTCGTGCGGACCGGTGACATGACCGAGGCGTGCGGGCAGCTGGCGGATGCGATGCGGCAGGGCACCGACCGGCACCTGGACCAGGCGCCGCTCACGGCCGCTGTCAACGGCGCCCGCACGCGGCGGGTCGGCGACGCGTGGACGCTCGACCGCACCAGCAGCCTCGTCGACATCTCCCCGCTGGTCGCCGTCACCGAGGCCCGGTGGGCGCTGCTCACCAAGGGGCCGGCCGTGGTCGACGACTACGACGTCCTCGATTCGATCTACTGAGAGGAGCGGTGTGGTGCGCGAGCAGATGACCACGTGGCTCGACGTCCTGGGCCTGCTGCTCGTCGCGGCCGGCGCCGCGGCGGGCGCGTACCGGCTGCTGGGCTGGGCGGCGCTGGCCGTGGCGGGCGTCGTGGTCCTGGCCGGTTCCCTGACCGCCGCCCGCAGGGGCGGGGGAGGTGAGGGCCCGTGAGCCTGTTCGGACCCTCCCGCCGCTCGTGGGCTCCGCCGACCGCCGATCAGCTCATCCCGCGCCGCCCGGACCGGCGCGCGGGTAATGCGCTGGTGACCAACGAGTCCGCCATGCGGAACTCGGCGGTGTGGGCGTGTCTGCGGCTGCGGGCCAACCTGATCTCCACCATGCCGGTCGACGTCTACCGCAAGGTGGGCGGGATCCAGGTGGAGGTGCCCAAGCCCCCCGTCCTGCAGAAGCCGGGCGGCGAGCGGGTGGACATCGTCGAATGGCTGTACTCCAGCCAGATCGACCTCGACCGCGCGGGCAACTGCGTCGGCATCATCACCGCGCTCGACGGGCTCGGCTTCCCTGCCCGGATAGAGCTGGTACCGATTGCCGAGGTGACCGTCCGTGTGAAGGCCGGCGCGCTGTACAAGTACCGGATCGGCGGTGAGGAGTTCGACCCGTCCCGGATCTGGCACGAACGCCAGTACACGCTGTCGGGCATGCATGTAGGCCTGTCCCCGGTGGCGTTCGCGGCTTACTCGATCGGCGAGTACCAGTCGATTCAGCAGTTCGCGCTCGACTGGTTCGGCAACGGCGCCGTCCCCTCGGCGCACCTGAAGAACACCGCCAAGACGATCGACCTGGCCTCCGCCGAGGAGACCAAACGGCGCTTCAAGGCGGCCACTCAGAACGGGGACATCTTCGTCACCGGCCAGGACTGGGACTACAAGATGATCCAGGCCGAGGCGGCCGGCTCGGACTGGATCGAGGCCAAGCGGTACGGCATCGCCGACATCGCGCGGTTTTTCGACTGCCCTGGTGACCTGATCGACGCGGCCGCCTCCGGCAGCTCGGTGACCTACGCGAACATCGGACAGCGCAACCTGCAGTTCCTGATCATGTCTCTCGGCCCGGCGATCATCCGGCGGGAGAACGCGCTGTCCTCGCTCACCTCCCGGCCGCGGTTCGTGAAGCTCAACAGCGATGCGCTGCTGCGCATGGACCCGCAGAGCCGCGCGCAGATGCTGCGCACCCAGATCGAGTCCCGGCAGCTGGCGCCGTCCGAGGCGCGCGAGCTCGAGGACCGGCCGCCGTTCACCGAGTCCCAGCTGGCCGAGTTCGACCGGCTGTTCGGCAAGGGCACCAGCCCCACCCCGACTCCGCAGCCCATCCCCGCAACCCCAGGAGCGACGCCATGACCACCATGACCGCCTTGCGGGAGCAGGCCGCCGCCGCGCGGTCCGCCGCCGCCGGCACCACCGCCATGCCCGTCCCCCGCGACCGGCCCGAATCCCCCGAGCTGCGGTTCTCCTCCCAGCTGCGCGCCAAGAAGGTCGAGCGCGACGGACAGGAGTGGTACCAGATCGAGGGCTACGCCTCGGCGTTCGAGCAGGGCTATGAGATGTGGGACATGTTCGGCCCCTACACCGAGATCGTCAGCCACGGCGCGGCCGACGCCACCTTGGCGGCCGACCCCGAGGTGGTGTTCCGGTTCAACCACGCCGGAACCCCCATGGCCGGGACGAGGAACGGCAGGCTGCAACTGTGGGCGGACGACGCGGGCCTGGGGCAGCGGGCGTGGGTCAACCCCAAGCGGGCCGATGTGCAGCTGCTCGTCCAGGCCCTCGAGGACGACGACGTACGCGAGCAGTCGTTCATGTTCCGCATCACCTCGGGCCAGTGGTCCCCGGACTACACCGAGTACCGCATCAACTCCTTCGACCTGGACCGCGGTGACGTCGGCCCCGTCACCTACGGCGCCAACCCCCACACCTCGGTGAGCGCCCGGTCCGGCGAGTTCCTCGCCTCCATCCCCAACCTGCCGCCGATCGTCGCCCGCGAGGCGTACGAGCGGCTGGCAGCACGGTCGGATCTGACCATCCCGGCCACCCGCGCCACGGTGCCCGCGACGGCACCGGCCGCGCCGGCGGCCCCGACGGACGCGCCCAAGATGGGCCGCTCCATCGCGATGCTCCGAACCCGGCTGCTCGTGTCCGACGACGACTACTGAGCACGCCGCCCCCTCTTCTTTCCCCGGCACGCCCTCCGGCAGATCGCCCGGAGGCGGGACCAGGGCCCATGCCCGGCAGATGCCCCGGGCCGCCCGGTCGCGCCGCAACACACCACCACCCGATCTACCGGAAGGACTACCGGCATGCCCGGAACCATTGACGACCTGATCGCCTCGATCGAGGTCGAGCTGGAGGCCGCCCACAAGCGGCTGAAGAAGTGCGGCGCCGAGGTGCAGCTGATCCTCGACAAGGCGCAGCAGGACGGCCGTTCGGCCCTCACCGTGGAAGAGGATGAGCGGGTCGCCGAGCTGTTCGCCGGCCGGGACCAGGCCCGCAGCGACATCGCGGGCATCGAGAACAAGCTGGCCAACGCCAACAAGATCAAGACTGAGGAGATGGAGCGGGAGCAGAAGGCCCGGGAAGCCAAGCCGACCCAGGCCCGCCGCCCCTCCTACGACCAGGTCGCCCGCGTCGGCAACGAGGAGCGCACCTACCGCAAGGACCAGGACCCCCTCGGCAAGGGCTTCCTGATGGACATCTCCCGCCAGTTCCTCTTCCAGGACGTGGAGGCGTCCTCCCGCCTGGCCCGGCACATGCAGGAAGAGCGGGTCGAGCGGGCGGAGTACATGCAGCGCGCGACCGGCACCGGCTCGTTCGCCGGCCTGACCGTGCCGCAGTACCTCACCGACCTGTACGCACCGGCCACCGCCGCGCTGCGGCCGTTCGCCGACGTGTGCAACAAGCACCCGCTGCCCGAGTCGGGCATGTCGATCGAGATCTCCCGCATCACCACGTCCTCGGACGCGGGACTGCAGGCCTCGCAGAACACGGCCGTCACCAACCAGGACATGGACGACACCCTGCTGACCGTCCCGGTGCAGACCGCGGCCGGGCAGCAGACCGTCTCCCGCCAGGCCATCGACCGCGGCAACGGCATCGAGGACGTCACCATGCAGGACTTGTTCAACCGGGTTGCGACCCGGCTGGACACCACCCTGCTCAACCAGGCCACCACCGGCCTGAGCGCCGTGGCGCAGGCCAATGCCTACACCGACGCCAGCCCCACCGGCGCCGAGATGTACCCGAAGATCCTCGGTGCGGCCGCGGGTGTGGAGGCCAACCTGCTCGCGATGGGCGCGCCCAGCCACGCGGTGATGCACTCGCGGCGCTGGTACTGGCTGTCCAGCCAGATGTCCTCGACATGGCCGATGATCAACACTGTCGGTCTGCCGGTCCAGGCGAGCGGCCAGCTCAACCCCAACAGCAGCTACGCCTCCGGCCCCCGGGGTGTACTGCCGTGCGGGCTCGAGGTCATCGTCGACAACAACATCGCCACGAACCTCGGCGCGGGCACCAACGAGGACGAGCTGTACGTCGTCCCCGCCTCGGAGTGCCACCTGTGGGAGGACCCGAACGCGCCGCTGTTCATCCGGGCCGAGCAGCCGGCCGCGGCCAGCCTCGGCGTGCTCCTGGTCGCCTACTCGTACTTCGCCTACACCTTCGGCCGCTACGTCAACGGCATGCAGAAGGTGGGCGGTACGGGCCTGGTCACCCCGGCGTTCTGATCCGGCCAGGGCGCCGGACGGCGACGAACCGTCCGGCGCCTTGCTGCTACACGCCTTCGCGAAGGGATGGAACGTGGGACTCAGGAACGTACAGGCCGAGGTGGCCTTGCCCTCGGCAGCGCGCGGCGCGGGCACCTACACCAGCGGGCCCCTGGCCGCCGCGGGCACGGCGGCCGATGTGCTGCTGTCCGTGCACTGCACGGCCGCATCCGGCACGCCGACGCTCGACTGCTCGCTGGAGGAGTCGGCCGACGGCAGCACCTGGACGGCCGTGCCCGGCAGCGCGGCCGCGCAGCTGGCCGCGGTCGGCAACCGGGTGGCGGGGGCCGGGATCACGAAGAACTACGTCCGCGTCACCAGCACGGTCGGCGGCACCACGCCGAGCATGACGTACCGCGTCGCGCTGTGGATCAGGCCGGAGTGAGCTGATGGCAACCATTCAGGCCATGGCCGGCGGGACCCTGCCGAACCAGGCGACGCTGTCGAACGCCCAGACCGGCAATGGCGTATCCACCAACGTCGCAGACCGCGGCGGCGTCACCGAGCGCCCCGCGCTGCTGAAGATCACGACCACCGTCGGTGCGACGCCGACGTGTACGTACGCGATCGAGGGCAGCGCGGATGGCACCAGCTGGTTCCCCGTGGCCTACGCCGACTCGGCAACCCCGGAAACCGTGAGCGTCGCGACCTTCCAGCTCACGACCGCGACGACCACCTACAAGATCCTCCGGCCGGACCAGCCGTGGCGGTTCGTGCGGCTGGCGTACTCGGCGAACACGAACGTCACTAACAGCGCTGACGTCACGATCTTCTAAGGAGAAAGCACCATGGCACGGGACGAAAACATGATCGCCGCCCTGAAGCGGGAGCGGGCGGTGTACGAATCGCGCGGCGACGACAACCGCGTGCGCCAGGTCGACGAGCAGCTGCGGCACTACGGCCACAACCCCGAGCAGCCGGCCGAGGACGACGGGCCGCAGGGGCGGACCGGGGCCGATCCCCAGCAGCAGACCACCCAGGCCGCCACCCCGGCCGCGAAGAAGACCGCGCCGCCGCCGGCCAAGAAAACGGCCGCGCCGCCCGCCAAGACCCAGGAGTAAGGCGCGGTGGCCAACGAGTACGCCAGTCTGGCCACGCTCAAGGCGTCGCTGAACATCGAGGCCAGCGACACATCCCGCGACGATCTGCTGAACCGGGCGCTGAACTCGGCGTCCCGGTCGATCGACAAGTCGACCGGCCGCCGCTTCTGGCTGGACGCGGCGCCGGTCGCCCGCACCTACCGGCCCTCGGGCCGGACCGTGTACGAGGACGACGGCCAGGTGCTGCTCGTCGACGACATCGGCAGCACCAGCGGGCTCACCGTCGAAACCGGCTCCGCGCCGTCCTGGACGGTTGTGACCGGGTACGACACGCTCCCCGACAACGCGCTGGCAGACGGCCGGCCCGTCACCGCCCTGCTGCGGGTCAACGGCGACTGGGGCTATGCCACCTCCCGCATCCGCGTCACCGCGCGGTTCGGCTGGCCGGCCGTGCCCGGCGACATCGAGCAGGCCGCCCTCATCCAGGCCGCGCGCCTGTACAAGCGCAAGGACTCCCCCGAGGGCGTCATGGGATCCGCCGAGTGGGGCGTGGTGCGCCTGTCCCGCCGGGACCCCGACGTCTGGAACCTGATCGAGCCGTACGTCCGCCCCGGATTCGGATAAGGGAGGCAGCCATGCGTATCCGCATGCTCGTCGACATGACCGGCACCCGCGACGGCCAGCCCTGGCCCAACAAGGGCCAGGAGGCCGACCTGCCCACCGCCGCGGCCGCACACCTGGTGGCCTCCGGCGTCGCCGAGGAAGTCACCGACGAGCCGCCCAGGCGCAAGCGCCGTTCAGGGGGTGACAGCGATGCAGATGAGCGCAGTACGTGACGCCATCGCCACCGCCGCCCGCACCGTTGTTCTGCCCGCCGGCGCCGGAAAGCTCACCGCGACCGGCTACGTACCGGACGCCGTGGCGGCGCCGCACTTCTTCGTGGGCGAGTACTCCGTCACGTTCGACCGTGCGATGCGCCGTGCGCTGGATGAAGTGGAGTTCACCTGCCGCGTCCTGGTGGGCCGGGCCGACGACAAAGCCGCGCAAAAGACCCTCGACGCGCTGCTGTCCGGGTCGGGGGCGGCGTCGCTGAAGGTGGCGATCGAGGCCGCCCGCGGGGCGCCCGGCCAGTACGCCCTCGGCGGCCTGGCCCACGACCTGCACCTGATGCGCATCCAGGGCTATCGCTGGTACGAGCACCAGGGCACCCAGTACATCGGCGCCGAGTTGGTCATCAAGGTCATCGGGGAGGGGAACGCGTAATGGCGAAGTTCGTCCTGCTGGACTGCCGCCTCTTCGCAGTCGGCGCCGATCTGTCCGGCGCCTCCAACAAGATCGAGCTTGCGGCCGAGCACGAGGAGAAGGAAGCCACCAACTACCGCTCCGGCGGCTGGAAGGAAGTCCGCGGCGGTCTCGGCTCGGCGGAGATCAGCGGCGAGGGCCAGTGGAACGCGGGCGATCCCTCGCTGGTCGACGACGCCTCCTTCGCCCAGCTCGGCGGACTCGGCCCCTGGACGGTCTGTCCCCAGGACTCCACCGTCGGGGCGCTGGCCTACCTGACCCGGGCCATGCGCGCCGACTACAAGCTCGGCGAGGCGGTGGGCGAGATCGCCCCGTGGACGGGCACCGCCAAGAGCAGCTGGCCCCTCGCGCGCGGGCAGATCGCCCACCCGCCCGGGCTGGCACGCGCCGCATCCGGCTCGGGCACCGCGCTGAACCTCGGCGCGGTCAGCAGCGGGCAGCGCCTGTACGCCGCGCTGCACGTGTTGTCGGTGGCGGGCACCACGCCGAGCCTGACGGCCCGGATCGAGTCCGACGCCGACGCCTCTTTCGCCTCGCCCACCACCGTGGCCACGTTCACCGCCGCCACGGCCGCCGGCGGGGAGATCCTCCGCACCGACGGCACCGCCATCACCGATACGCACTACCGGGTCGCCTGGACCATCACCGGCACGAACCCGTCATTCATGTTCGCTGTCTCTCTGGGAATCAGGTGATCACCCATGCCCATGATGGTCCTGCTCGCACAGCACCTCAGCCTCAACGGCAACAACCTCTCCGAGTACACCCGCAAGGCCGAGCTCACGGTGGAGGTCGAGGACAAGGACGTCACCACCTACGCCAGCCTCGGGTGGAAAGTCGTCCTCGGCGGCCTCAAGAGCGGGGAGCTCAGCATCGAGTTCCTGCAGGACGTCGCCGCAACCAAGATCGACGCCATCATGTGGCCGCTGCTCGGCACGGTCGTGCCGTTCGTGACGCGTCTGGACTCCGCCGCCGTCGGCACCTCCAACCCCCAGTACTCCGGCAGCGTGCTGATCAAGAGCTGGAACCCCATCGAGGGCGCCGTTGGTGATGAGGCGTCCGTCTCGGTCAGCTACCCGACCTCGGGAGCAGTGACCAGGGCGACGGCCTGATGCCCAGCTCGGGCCCGCCGTTCGAGCTGGAATGCACCCACGAAGGCCTCGACGCGCTCGTGCGGGCGATCCGCGCCCAGGCCGACGGCAAGCAGCTACGCAAGGACCTCGCGAAGAACATGCGCGAGGCCCTCAAGCCCGCGGCCGCGCTCGCCAAGAGCAACATCATGGCGATGTCCTCGGCAGGGCTGTCCACCAGCACTCCCGGTCTGCGCTCGGCGATCGCCAAGAAGATCCGCCCCGAGGTCAAGCTGGGCGGCCGCTGGTCCGGCGCCCGCGTGAAGGCCTTCAAGACACCCGGGCTGCGGGGCTTCCCCAACGCCCCCAAGCGCACCAACCGGCGCGACGGCGGCTGGCGCACCCTCACCTACGGCCACGAACCGTGGCGCACCCAGTACGGCAAACGCCACTGGTTCGACGAATCGTTCGAGGGCCAGGACGCCCGCTTCAAGCAGGCCGTCCTCGACGCGATGAACGACATGGCCCAGCGGCTCGCCGACCGGGCCCAATCCGGATAGGAGCCACATGTTTCTGATCTACCAGCCCGACGGGCAGGACGAGCCGACCCGCTGGCGCTACAACCCCCGCCGCGGCCTGATGGCCGTCGAACGCGAGGACATCGAGCGCCGCACCGGCATGACGTACAGCGAGTTCACCGGGGCCGTCCTCAAGGGCTCCTCGGTGTGCCGCCGCGCGCTGCTGTACACCTTCCTGCGCCGCGACCACCCGAAGACCCGGTGGGAGGACGTGGACTTCCAGTGGGACGAGCTGCGCCTGGAGTACTCCCAGCAGGAGTGGCAGCAGATGCGCGAGGCGGCCGCCGACCGCCTGCACGGCGAAGAGCTGGCCGCCGCCCTGGAGGAGTTCGACCGGCAGATGGCGACGGCCATCGACGACGCCGAGGAGTCGGGAAAAGCGAGTCTGCCCGTCGCCGACTGAGCCAGCTCGGCAACGCCGCCCACCTGCTCGGCATCCGCCCCTGGGAGTGGGACCTGCTCACCGTCGACCAGGCCGACGCACTCCTTGACTGGCTCGATGAGTACCGCAAGGCCCAAGAAGAGGCCGAGGCCAAGATGAAGAGGAGGTGACGCCATGTCGGACACCTCCCTGGTCTTCAACCTGGTGGCCCGCGACCAAGCGTCAGGCGAGGTCTCGCAGATGGCCGAGCGGTTCAACACCGCGGCCGCGACCATCGGTACCGGGTTCGCGGCCGCGCTCGGCGCCGGTGTGCTGACGCACCTGGACATGGAAGCGGCCGGCGACAAGCTCGCCGCCCAGCTCGGTGTCGGCCCGGCCGAGGCGGCCGAGCTGTCCAAGGTGGCAGCGAGCGTCTACCAGGACGCCTGGGGCGACTCGATCGAGACCGTCAACGAGGCCGTCAAGGGCGTCTATCAGAACATCGGCGACACCAGCCAGGCCGAGGGCGGCCTCCAAGGGGTCACCACCAAGGCGCTCGCCCTGGCGGAGACGTTCGGCCAGGAGGTCGGGCCGACCACGGCCGCCGTCGGGCAGATGCTGAAAACCGGCCTGGCCAAGGATGCCGACGAGGCGTTCGACATCCTCACCCGCGGTTTCCAGACCGGCGCGAACAAGGCCGACGACCTGCTCGACACCATCAACGAGTACGGCACCCAGTGGCGGAAGTTCGGCCTCGACGGGCAGACCGCCATGGGCCTGATCAGCCAGGGTCTCAAGGCCGGCGCCCGCGACGCGGACATCGTGGCCGACGCCGTCAAGGAGTTCTCCATCCGGGCGATCGACGGATCCGAGTCCACCGCCGACGGGTTCAAGGCCATCGGCCTGTCGGCCGCCGACATGTCCGCGAAGATCGGCAAGGGCGGGGACACCGCGACCGCCGCGCTCGATCTGACCCTGGACCGGCTGCGCGCCATCGAGGACCCCGTGCTGCGGGACCAGGCCGCGGTCATGCTGTTCGGAACCCAGGCCGAAGACCTCGGTGAGGCCTTGTACAGCCTGGATCCGTCGACCGCGGTGGCCGCCCTCGGGCAGGTCGGCGGCGCCGCCGAGAAGATGACCAAGACAGTGGGCGACAACCCCAAGGCCGCGCTGGAGTCGTTCAAACGGTCCGTCATGGCCGAGCTCGGCGAGGCGGCCGGCATCATCGTCAAGTTCGCCACCGAGAACCAGGCCGTAGTCGTACCGCTCACCTACGCGTTCGCCGGCCTGGCGGCCACGGTCCTGGTCGTCAAGGCGGGCATGGCCACCTACGCGGCGCTCAGCGCCGTAGTGACCGGCGCGCACGCGCTGATCTCCCTGTCCTGCTGGACGGTCATCGGCAACTGGACCCGCATGATGGCGATCGGCCTGATGGCCTACCTCCGCATCGGCGCGGCCGCAGTAGTCTCGGCGGCCACCACCGCGCTCGCCTGGACCGGCAGCACGCTGGTGTCCATCGGCACGTGGATCGCAGCTGTGCTCCGGGCGAGCGCGACCGCCGTCGCACAGTTCGCCGTGATGGCCGCCCGGGCGATCATCTGGGCCGCCATCATGGCCGCCCAGTGGCTTATCGCCATGGGCCCGATCGGCTGGATCATCGCCATCGTCATCGCCCTGGCCGCGCTGATCATCGCTAACTGGGACAAGATCAAGCAGTTCACCGGCAAGGCCTGGGACTGGATCTGGGGCAAGATCCAGGGCATCGGCCGCTCGATCATGGCGTACATCACCAACTTGCCGATCGTGCGGTTCTTCATACAGCACTGGGACAAGATCAAGCTCGGTCTCGCCGCCAAGATTGTCGGCCTGATCCAGCTGGTGCGGGGCCTGCCCGCCCGGATCCGCAGCGGCCTGGGCAACTTGGGCAACTTGCTGTACAACGCGGGCCGGGACGTCGTCATGGGCTTGTGGAACGGCATTCAGGCCATGGGCGGCTGGTTGAGGGACACCTTGATCGGCTGGGCGCGGAACCTGATCCCCGGTCCGATCGCCAAGGCCTTGGGCATCGCCAGCCCTTCGAAGTACATGGCCGACCACATCGGCCGGTGGATCCCCCTGGGCGTCGTCGACGGCATCCACGCCGGGCAACCGGCGCTCGAGCGGACCATGTCCGAACTCGTCCAGGCACCCACCTCCGCCCACGCGATGTCGACCGGTCGCCAGCTCGGCCAGTCCGCCCCGCTCACGCGCGGCGGCGCGGGCGGGGGTGGGCTGGTCACCGTGCGGTTCGACTTCACGGGTGCCGACGGCGCGCTGAAGACCGCCATTCAGAAGATCGTCCGCGTCGACGGCCGCGGGGACGTGCAGGTCACGTTCGGCCAGAGGTAGGGAGGCAAGGGACGTGAGCTTTCCCGTCCAGCCGCTGGACGTCCGTACCGAGCTGCAGATCGGCGGGGTGTGGACGGACATCAGCGCCGACGTCTACACCCGCTCGCCCATCACCATCGACCACGGCCGCAAGGACGAGGGCACCCGCACGGATCCGTCGAAATGCGCGCTCGAGCTGAACAACAAGCTGGGCAAGTACAGCCCCCGCAACCCGATGAGTCCGTACTACGGGCTCATCGGCCGCAACACCCCCATCCGGGTCTCCGTCCCCGGTGATGAGTCCTACCTGCTCCTGGACGGCACGGCGGCCGGTTTCGCCTCCACCCCGGACGCGGCCGCCCTCGACATCACCGCCGACATCGACCTGAGGGCCGAGGCCTCGCTGGACTGGACCGCGCCCGGTACCCAGACTCTGATCGGCAAGTGGGGCGGCGCTGGCGCCCGCAGCTACCTGCTGATGATCGAATCCGGGATCCTCGCGTTCCGCTGGTCGACGGACGGCACCAACGGATTCTTCGTCAGCCTCACCCTGCCGCACATGCCCCGCCGGGGCGCCGTGCGCGCCACCATAGATGTCGACAACGGGGCGGGCGGCCGCACCACCCGCCTGTACTGGGCGGAGTCGTTGGACGGGCCGTGGACGCAGATCGGCTCCGACGTCGTCACCACGGGCACCACAAGCATCTTCAACTCCGCCTCCGGGCTCGCGGTGGCGCCCTCCGATGTGTCCTCCGGGCGTCTGCCGGCCGTGGGCCGTATCCACCGCGCCGAAGTCCGCTCCGGCATCGACGGCACCATCGTCGCGAACCCCGATTTCCGTACCCTTGCGGCGGGCGCGTCCGGGTTCACCGACTCGGCCGGCCGCGCCTGGACGGTCACCGCGCCCGCCACGGTCACCAACCGCGCCTTCCGGTTCACCGGCGAGGTCTCGTCCTGGCCGTCCCGGTGGGACGTCTCGGGCAAGGACGTGTGGACCTCCATCGAGGCGGCAGGAATCCAGCGCCGCATGGGCCAGGGAAAGAAACCCCTGGCCTCCACGCTGCGCCGCCGCATCCCGAGCGGATCGCCGCTGGCGTACTGGCCGATGGAGGACGGCGAAAACGCCACCCAGGCCTACAGCACCGTGCCCCGTGTCCTGCCGCTGACCACCTCCGGGTTCGACTACGCCGCCGAGGACGGACTGGGCGGCTCCAGCCCACTGCCCAAGCTCGGCGCCACTGCCTCATTTCGCGGGCCGATCCCGCGCCGCACCGCCAGCGGCTGGCACGTCGAAATGGTCTACCGGCTGCCCACCATGCCCGCCGCGCAGACCGAGATCCTCCGCGTCACCGTCACCGGATCGGTCGCGCGGACGGTCGTCGTCTACGCCTCGACCGCCGGGGTACGCCTCGAGGCCCTGGACATCACCGGCGACGTCATCGTGTCCGTCATCTACAGCGACCCAGGAGCCATCGGGCAGTTCACCGCCCGGTGGAACCGGCTGCAGGTCTTCACCAGCGACGAGGGCGGCGGCACGACCCGCATCACCGCCCGCTGGCGCGACATCAACGGCGCCGGCGGCATGTCCTGGGTCACCACCACCTTCACCGGCGCCATGGGCGCCGCCACCGCCGTCTCCGGCACCTACGGGGCCGCGACCGAGGGCATGGTCCTCGGGCACCTCGCGGCGTTCGACGTCCCCGGCACCGGCACGACCGCGGGCGTCACCATCTACGACCAGGCCGACGACGGCTACACCGGCGAGAGCGCCATCGACCGCCTCGCCCGGCTCACCCGGGAAGAGAACATCGGCTTCGACTGGATCGACGGCGACACCACCCGGGCCAGCGAAGCGATGGGCCCGCAGCGCCCCGAGACCCTGCTGGAGCTGCTGCAGACCTGTGCCGACACCGACGGCGGCGTGCTGTATGAGGACCGTGAGCGCCTCGGCCTGCTCTACCGGGACCGCACCAGCCTCTACAACCAGACACCCCGCCTCGCCCTCAACTACGAGACCGACGGGGAGGTAGGGCCGCCCCTGGAGCCGGTGGAGGACGACCAGAAGGTCCGCAACGACGTCACCATCACGCGGGAGGGAGGCTCCTCGGCGAGGGCCGTCGACGAGACCAGCCCCCTGTCCATCCAGGCACCGCCGGACGGTATCGGCCTGTATGACGAGTCAGTGACCCTGTCCCTGGCCACCGACGGGCAGGCCGAGCAGATCGCCGCCTGGCGCCTGCACCACGGCACCTGGGACGAGGCCCGCTATCCGTCCGTACGGCTCATGCTGCACGCAGCCCCCCACCTCATCCCCGACCTGCTGGCCCTGCAGATCGGCGACAAGGCCACCATCACCAACCCGCCCGCCTGGCTGCCGCCGGACGACATCGAGCTCCTCGTCCAGGGATACACCGAGGTCCTCGACCAGTACACCTGGGACGTCGTCCTCAACTGCAGTCCAGCCCGGCCCTGGACGGTCGGTGTACTCGAGGACGAGGTGCTCGGCCGCCTGGACACCGACGGCGCGGTCATCGGCGCGGCCGTGGACGCCACGGCGACCACGCTGGAGGTCCACACGGATACGGCAGTCGGGCCGCGCTGGATCGACTCCGCGGGCTATCCGGCCATGTTCCCGTTCGCCGTCCAGTTCGGCGGCGAGCGGGCCACCGTGACGGCCATCGTCAACCGCGCCGACACCTTCACCCGTACGGTCGCCAGCGGCTGGGGCACCTCGTCCAGCGGCCAGGCCTGGACGGAGCTCGGCGGCCTGACCTCGGACCGGTCGGTCGACGGCACGCGGGGGGTGATCACCCTGCCCGCGAACGTGGACACCATCCGCCGGCAGATCCTCACACCGGCTGTCGCCGACGCCGAGGTCCTGGTCTCCATCAGCCCCGGGCAGGTGTCCACGGGCAACTCCCTGATCCCCGGGGTGCTGCTGCGCCATGTCGACGGATCCAACTTCTACCGGGTCCGGCTGCACTTCCGTATCGACAGCGCCGTCTACCTCGTCGTCACGCGAGGGGGAACCGAGCAGGGCGCCCAGGTCGTCACCGGCCTCACCTACGCGGCCAACGACGTCTTCTGGCTGCGGGCGAAGGTGATCGGCGACAGGGTCCTGGGCCGCGTCTGGAAGGACGGCACCCCAGAGCCCCATGACTGGGGCATCGACCGCACGATCACCACCAGCCCGATCGCCTCCGGCGGGGTGGGGGTCAGCGGGTCCGCGCTCGGCGGGCTCACCAACGTCAACCCGGTCACCCGCTACGACAACTTCGAAGTGATCACGCCGCAGCGCTTCACCGTCGCCCGCAGCGTCAACGGCGTCAGCAAGAGCCACGGGGCGGGTACGGCTCTGTCCCTGCACGACCCCATACGCCTTGCGCTCTGAACAGAAGAAGGGGGGTAGTCCATGCCGTTCCTGGCCGGGCAGAAGCTGACCGCCGGACAGCTCGACCGCATCCAGCCCCGCATCTATGAGGGCGCGGCCACCTCCGCGCTCGCGGTGTCGACCACCACCTACGCCGACATCGTCGGCGCCACGGTCACCTTCACCACTACCGCCGCCAACGCCAAGTTCAAGGCGGATGCCGTCTTCGACGCCTCGGTGGGCACGACGTCGGCGACCAACCTCATGGTCGGCCGCCTGGTCGTCGACGGCACGCCGGACTCCGGCGGCCTGGCCGTCTACGCCATGGACGTCCAGGACCGCGCCACCATCGCCCAGGAGTGGACCGGCACCCTCGCCGCCGCCGGTACCCACACGCTCAAGCTGCAGGGCGCCTGCACCGCCAGCGGCAGCGGCTCCGGCAACTTCCTGCAATCCGACACCAAAATCATCGTCACGGTCACGGAGGTGCCCTGATGCTCGTCACCCAGAAACACGAAGCGCTGGTGTACGACGGCACGAACGGTGCGCACATCGCCGGCGAGTGGCTCGACGACACCACGCTCCTCGACGACGACGGCCAGGTCCTGCGCATCGAGGTCGCCGGATGGCCGGCCCAGCAGCACGAGATCCCGGCGGGCTCCTACGTCATCCGCTACTACGGCAAGACCTTTCGCGAGGCGCTGCCCCCGGACGAGTTCGCGGAGCGCTGGGCGGAGGTGCCCGAGCCGCCCGCGCCCGCGTCCGCCTGACCTGACCACCGCCGCCCCGCGCCAGTCCGGCCCGGGGCCTTTCTCGATGCCTTGGAGGCCCCGTGTCCCAGCCCGTGCCAGCCGTAGGCCGGATCGTCCACTACGTCAGCTATGGCACCCCAGGCGGCGAGTACGGCAAGGCGTGCCGCGCTGCCATCATCACCGGCGTTCCTCCCGCCGGGGTAGGCGGTGAAGACCGGGAGACGCTTCAGCTCGCCGTGCTCAGCCCGACCGGCATGCACTTCAACACCGCGTACCACGACGAAGGCGACGAGACCCCCGGAGCACCCGACTGCCCCAGTCCTGACTCGCACGGCGCCCCGCTGCGCTACTGCTCATGTGGCTGGGCCGAAGGCGAGCGCGCCGGCGGTACGTGGCACTGGCCGGAGCGTGTCTGATGGCCTGGTATCCCGCAGCGACCCGGATGGAACTGCAACCCGAGTCCGACGCCCAACCGGCGATCCGGCCCACGCAGTTCATTCTCCACAGCATCGCCGCCCCGTGGACGGCGCGGCGGATGTACGAGTACTGGCGCGACAGCACGGCGCTCGACAGTCATTTCGGCCTCGGATACGAGGGCGACCTCGCCCAGTACATCGGCACCGAGACCCGCGCGGACGCCAACTACCAGGCGAACCGCCGCCCGGACGGTACGGGGGCGGTGTCCATCGAGACCGCGTCGAACCTGAAGCACACCGACCCGTGGACCGACAAGCAGGTCCAGGCGCTCATCGAGCTCGGGGTGTGGCTGCACCAGCGGCACGGCATCCCGCTGCGCATCTGCCGCTCGGCGTCGGACCCGGGCTACGGCTACCACCGGCTGCACGCGGCGTGGTCGACCGGCGGCACGGCCTGTCCCGGAGACGCGCGTGTCGAGCAGTTCAAGAAGGTCGTGTTCCCCGGAATCGTCGCCCGCGCCACCACCCCCGAGCCGCCTTCCGAGGAGGAAGACATGACCCCCGAGCAGGCCAAGCAACTCGCCCTCGCTGCGTCGCAGATCAACACCGTCTACCAGGAACGCCGCCTCTACTCCTGGGGCTACAAGAACCCCAACGTCGACTCGCGCGACACCTACGGCGTCCTCACCGACATCGACAAGCGCGTCCGGGAACTGGAGTCCGCCACCCTCACCGACGCCCAGGTCGCCGCCATGGCCGACAAGGTGGCCACCAGCCCCGCCCTGGCCCACCGCATCGCCGAGCTCGTCGCGGAGAAACTCGCCGCCCGCCTCGCCGAGTAACCCCCGCCCCTCTCACAGAAAATCGGAGTGCCCCCATGAGTCACGTCACCACCATCGGCAAGACCGCCCGCACCTACGGCAAGGACCTCGCCGAGCGGATCGTTTGGACGTTCCTCTTTGCAGCTGGCGCCGTGGCCCTCGCGGCCGGCCCCGCCGACATGTTCTCCGCCTCCTTCTGGGAGGTAGCTGGAGCGGCGGGCATCGCTGCTGTCGGGTCGCTGCTGAAGGGGCTGTTCGCGCGGCTCGTCGGCGACGAGAACAGCGCGTCGACCGCACCGGGCGTCTGACCGCACCATCCCCCACATGACCGGAGGTACCGCGCGTGGACGCTGCGACGCTCGGCGCACTCGGCGTGATCGTCGTCGGGCTCGCATCGGCCACCGCGGCCTGGATCGGGCAGCGTGGCGCCAACCGGAGCTCACAGTCCGGTGTCGTCATCAGCGGCTACGGCGGACTCGTCAACGAGTTGCAAGAGGAACGCGCGGACCTCCGGACCAAGCTCGCCGAGGCCGAGCGGCTGCTGGCGGCCGCGTACGCCGAGCTGGCTGGCGAGCGCGCCGACAAAGCCCGCCTGCAGGCACAGATCACCGAGCTGAACGCCGAGATCACTCGGCTGCGCGGTCGCATCGCCGAACTGGGAGGACAGCCCACGTGACCCGAACACGCATCGTCCTCTCCGAACGCTGGCGCGGTTTCGCCGTCGCCGCCGTGCTGTTCGTCTTGTCCGGCGCGGTGGTGCTGGTGTGGATGCGGATCGACCAGGCCGACCGGCGCGCCGAGCAGTTGGCCAGCGAGGCGAACCGCCGCGGGGACGCCGTCAGCACCCTGGCGGGTGATGTGCGGGTACTGCGGGCGCAGGTCGCTGCCCAGGGTGAGACGCCGGCAGCGCCGGATCCGGCGCAGGCGGTGGAGGATTTGCCGGACCGGGCCGAGGTGCCAGTCCCGATACCCGGTCCTTCGGGTGAACAGGGTGAGCCGGGCAAGCCGGGCCGGGACGGCGCCGACGGGACGCCGGGCGAGGACGGCCAGCCCGGTGAACCCGGACAACCGGGCGCGTCCGGCCCACCCGGTCCAGAAGGTCCCCAGGGACCCCAAGGGCCAGCAGGCCCGGAAGGGCCCCAAGGCCCGGTCGGGCCGGAAGGTCCGACCGGCGCCCCGGGGAAGGATGGCGCGACCGGTCCCCAGGGTCCGCCTGGGCAGTCGTGCCCGGACGGCTACTCGTGGCAGACACCGGAGTACGACCCTTACGCGAAGGTCTGTCGGCAGGACGGCGCTCCACCACCGGACCCAGAGCCGGGCGCGCCCGTCCCGCTCGCGCTCGATCCGGCGCGAAGGCAGTACCCATGACGAACGCCCCCTGTTCTCCTCTCGGGGAGGGCAGGGGGCGGCTTCGTCGTTTCTGTTGCGCGCAATCGGCCGACCTTGCCAAAGGGTCACAATTTCCGGCAACCCACAGGTGCACCATCGCTACTCGGCGCATTCTGTTGCCTCAACGACTCGCATCGGAGGGCTACATGACGCTCAGGTTCATCGGCACGACCAGCGACGGCGGCGACTGCCCCACTCTGTACGAGATCGAGGCGACCGGCGACATTCTCGTACAGGGCGACCGGGTGACCGACCCCGAGCACTTGGCGCGGCTCCGCGACGTCAAGGAGAGTGAGACGTTCGTCGTCGTGCCGCGTAGCCTCCTCACCCGCTTCTCCCCACGGCATGAGCCCGCCGCCATGGTCCCGTTCGCGGACATCGCCCACCTGTTCCGCGACTTCAAGCACACCGCGTGGCGTCTGGAGACTCGCCGTGGTTACGCCTCCGACCGCAACAGCGCCAAGTGGCAGCGCTGGCAAGCCGGGGACGATATCGCTGCCGAGCCAGCCGACGACTGGCGCCGCAACGTCGCTGAGCAAGTGGCTCTGGGCAAGCGGTTCGAGCGGGTCCGGCTCGTGGATGACCCGCCGACGGAGGGGCAACAATTCCTTCTCGCGTCCGGGCAGAGCAACGTGCGTGCGGGCGAGGACATCCGCAACCTGACCCGCGCTGATGCCCAGGGCCTCGGGCTGCCGGACTGGGACTTCTGGCTCTTCGACTCCCGAATTCTCGCCCGGTTCGTGTTCGACGAGAACGACACGACAATGGGCGTGATCGTCAGCGAGGACCCCGCCGAGGTCCTCGCCGCCTGCCAGGCCCGCGACACGGCCTGGCATCACGCCATCCGTACCGCGGACTTCGCCAGGCGGGTACGTTCCACTGTGTGAGCACCGACTTCCAAAACGGTCGTGAAGTCCTCGGCGCGCGGCTACGTGAGCTGCGCACCGAGGCCGGCCTCGACGGCAAGGGCCTGGCCGAGCGGCTTGGCTGGCAGCGCTCCAAGGTCTCCCGCCTGGAGAACGGTAAGCAGACCCCGTCCGTGGCCGATCTGAGCGCGTGGGCGTCGGCAGTCGGCCGACCGGACCTGACTGCCGAGCTGAAGGGCCGCCTCACTGGTCTGGAGACCACGTACAGGTCGTGGCGGCGGCAGCTCGCGGGCGGATACCGCGCGCGGCAGGAGCTGGCGATCGCTGAAACGGCGAGTACCAAGACGATCCGCGGTTTCGAGGTGGCCCGGATCCCTGGCCTGTTCCAGACGGCCGACTACGCTCGGCATACCTTCGAGGCCAATGCCGAGTTTCGGCAGGTGCCCAAGGACATCGAGGAGGCCGTTCGGGTCCGTATCCGCCGGCAGGAAGCCCTGTACGAGGCGGGCAAGCTGTTCCGGTTCCTCCTCTGGGAAGGCGCCCTGTACGTGCGTACGTCCCCGGCGGGTGTGCACGCCGCCCAGTTGGACCGGCTCGTCAGCCTGATCGGCCTGGACACTGTGGAGCTCGGCATCGTGCCGCTCGGAGCGCAGCTGCGCCGAGCGCCCGGGCACGGATTCTGGATCTACGATCAGCGGCTCGTCATCGTGGAGACCATCAACACCGAGATGTGGCTGGACGACGAGGACTCCATCCGGCTGTACGAGCGGGCGTGGGACTGGCTGGGGGAGCCAGCGGTGTATGGGCATCAGGCGCAGCGGTTGATCGGTCGCGCGCGGGCAGCCCTTGACGCGGCTTGAGCAATGACGGGCAAAGGCCCGGGTGGCGGGCGCAATCTCACGCAATCAGCGAGCAATTGATCAGCTGACGTTCGTACGTTGCTGGTCATGGAGACGGGAATCCAGCCCCTCGGGGCAGCATCTGATCAATGGTGTCACTGGCACAAGGGCCCCTCGGGGACCGCCCGGCCGGTGCAGCTCGCCGAGCGTCAGTCCGGCCCGCCCGTCCGGCTGTACGCGTGTGCGCCGTGCCGCGAACAGCGCGGCCTCACACCTCTGGAGGGGACGTGACTGCCCCGGTGCCGGCCCGCGAGCAGCGTACGGACCTCTCACCCGAGTGCCGCCTGAACGAGCATGGTTTCTGCACCCGTCCCATCGATCTCCATTTGCCGAGCGACGGGCCCCACGCTCGGCCTCTCTTGACGCTGCGGTGCGCGTGCGCCTGCCATCGGGGGGTGCGGCGGTGACTGCCATGTCCGGCACGCGGTTCTGTGTGCACTGCGACGAGCCGATCGACGGCGAGGCCGAGCGGGTTGAGGCGCCCATCTGTGACAGCGGCGCCCGGCCGGACGCGTGGCGGCACCCCGGGTGCGGGCCCGCGCAGGCGCCGTACGTCCGACGCTCCCCGTACGACCGATGATCTCCGCCCGCTGCTGCAACCGACGGCGGAACGCAGCAGCGGGCGGGCAGACGCTCCAGCCGGCCCCATCCCGTCAGTGGCCGGCCGGAGCCGGCCCCTGCCCTACCCGTGGCCCTGGAAGTGCCCGGCGCTCCGCCGACCGGGCGGGCCAGCCGTCCCTGTGTGGCGTCTCGGGGGGCAGGGGCCTACCGGACGAGGTCTTCAACCGGCACATCGAGAGCGTCGGCGATAAGCACCACCGTGCTGTAAGGGGGGTCACTGGTACCACGCTCGATGCGCTGGAGTGTGCGCCGGTCGATACCGGCCATCTCCGCGAAAACCTCCTGGGTGAGGTTGCGGTGGAGCCGAACGTCCCTGATGCGGTCGCCAAGCACCCGGCGTCTCAGGAGGACCCAGTCGGGTAGTTCGCGTGGCACTCGACAAACGCTGTGACCTGCATGATCCTGTGTCAGCGTCTGAGCAGACGCTTTTTTCGATCAAGCCTCACCCTCAGACGGCCGCCCGCCCACCGAGCACCCCCGGTGGGCGGGCGGCTCTTTGCCGTACCTGCAGGCCACGCGCCTGGGAGGCGTGGGAGACGATTTGGGAGATGATCAAGAAGCCTCGTTGCGCAACGCTGCTAGGAAATGCTAGATACTGCTAAATGGGCGCAACTCGTCTGTGCAGGTCAGAGCGATATGGCCTGGTCAGCACCCGTGGGCCCTAGCCTCCCCGGAGAGCGACAAGATCTTCTGGGAGACCAAGAAGGCCTGATCGTCGATCACGCTCTTCCCGACCGCACCCGCCCCGCAGGCCGCCGAACACGGCGTCCACGACGGGCCGGGTGCGGTCTTCTTCTCGTGGCCACACCAGCGCCGTAAGCCGCAGCACACCGCGCCTCCGGGGCCGCGGGTCTGCCCTCCATACCTGGCAAGGCCGCAACATCGCAGGACGGAACCCCGCATCCACCGGCGCGCACCGACGGCAGCATCGCCGACGAGCCGTGAGGGCACCCACGCCGAGAGGCCGCGCCGTTCGAGGCGGGCACCTATCGACGACAGGCGAGGACGCCACCGAGGCACGTGATCGCGTACGTCCCGTGCCGGGCGATGTGGTCGGTCACCAAGGCGGGGGCTCGGTCAATGGTCGCGTCGGGTCCAAGGACGTCGTACTGGACCTTGCCCGTACGGCCGCCTGTGGCCCTCAAGAGAAGCTCCGGGCCGTTCGGCCGCCACCTTGCGATCAGTGGAACCAGACGACGAGCCGCACATGGTCCCCGCCGTGGAGTTCGCTGAGCGTTCGCATCACGCTCCAGACGGGTGCCCAGTGGGTCTCGTTCCTCGCGACGCTGTCGCGGCGTCGGGTGCCGGAGCCGTCTGTCTCGCTCCAGTCGGCGGCGGCGAGCTCGGACCAGGTGATCCACGTTGTGCCGTGTACGTCAGATGGGCCGCCATAGGCGGCGTACTCGGTTCGCAGCGCCTCGGACGCGTCGGCCGGAAAGCCGCGGCCTTCGGCCAGCGGGCGGAAGCCGAAGTAGTTGCGGATGCCGAAGAGACAAGCGACGGCGTCGTAGGCGTTGCCGTTGTTGAGGAGGAGTAGGTCGATAGCGGCCTCCCACACGGAGTCCTCGTCGTCGGGTCCCCAGAGGCGGGCACCCGGTCGGCACTCGATCATCCCGCTGACTTCAGTGGACAT